GAATAGTCAACATCATAATGCTGTACCTAATGGTTTAGTATTAAACACCGAGCAGGCTCCTGATTATCAACAAACACAAGCTGGTAATGTAAGAAGAGTACAAGATAATGGTACTGAGATATTTTTAGGTGATACTTTTATTGAAGAACCTAATATCCACCCACTTTTACCTTTTGAAGGTGATTTAATCTATGAAGGAAGATGGGGTAACTCAATTCGTTTTAGTTCTACAGTTACAGGTTCCTCTAATGATTGGTCAGTAACAGGTTCAAATGGTGATCCTATTACTATAATTCGTAATGGTCAAAATCCAAATATACCAACAGATGGTTGGGTTCCTACAGTTGAGAATATAAATGGAGACTTATCTTCTATATACCTTACAAGTACTCAGAAACTTCCATTACAGGCTTCAAGCATAAACTATAATAGTTACTCTTCCACCCCACCAACCACCCCTAATCAGTTTGCTGGGAAGCAGCTTATACTTAACTCAGGACGTCTAGTGTTTAACACTACAACTGATCATCTTTTACTTTCCTCTAAGAAATCAATTAACCTAAATGCTATAGAGGGAGTATACCTAGACACCCCAAACGTGGTGTTAAACTCAACCTCAATCAAACTAGGTTCAAAAGATGCTACTGAGTCACTCATGCTAGGTGACAAAACAGTTGCTCTCCTAAGCGATATGCTTGATCAACTTATATCCGTGGTAAATGATTTAGGTCAATTAGCAGCTAAACCTATAGTAGGAGGAGCAGCACCAGATCCCAAACTAATAGCAACTACAGCTAGAGCTAAGATAAAACTTACCAACTCAAAGAATAAGCTTAACACCTTATTATCTAAACAAAATAAAACAATATAATGGCCTTAGGAATTGTTATAGCAGGATTAGTTAGAAACGCGGCTAGATCATTGGTTAACTTTGAACTAGCTATAGATCCTCTTATTGAACGTTTACAACAATCCTGTCCCCCTAAAGTCGAGTTAGAAATTATAATTAGCCAAAAAAATTCTATAGCTACAGCTTTAACTCAGACTCAAACAGCCTTAAACACAATGGTCCAAACCGGACAAACAGTTACAGGTATTATAAATGTAACTGATATAGCTCTTAGAGTTATTAAAAATCTTCCTTTACCTACCTCAGTCCCCCCTGGTGTAGGTATTCCAATTAGCATTATTAATAGATTTACAGATACTTTAATTAAGTTATCTGATTTAATAAAAACTAATAGAGGTATAGTGGCTTCTATTACCCCAGCTGTGCAATCACTTAATGGTGATATACAGACTATTTTAGGTAAGTTAGCCCAATTAGATACATTATTAGCAGGTTGTTTAGAGCAAGCTACAATAGGATTAACAGATGATGAAAAAGAAGATTATTTCACTCGTTTAGGTATTAACTTAAACACCCTAGATACTACTTCTGATCCTCAGGTTAATTTAGTAGGGGGTCAGGCTTTGGAAGATAGTTTAGCTCCTAACTCAAATGATCCTTTAATTTATAAAGGATTTAAACTTATCATTGATAATGATAAAGAAAATAAACTATCATTCCCTCGTAGAAGAATCGTAGCTACCCGCATTGCTAATGGGGTTCAAATTGTAGGAGATTATTCATTTAGTTCAAGTACACAAATTCTAGTAGATGAAGTAAAATTCCAAATAGACAAGTACTTAAATGAACAATTAGCAGAGGCTGATGCTCCTAATGAAAGAACAGTATTAGCAACAGAACTACTTTAATTTTCAATATTTATAACAGATGAAACCAAGTGAATTAAAATTATTTATCAAAGAAGCAGTTAGAGAAGCTATCCAAGAGGAATTAAAAGATATCCTTTTGGAGGCAGTTCGTACTCCTAAGATACCAGTAATGGAAGCTCCTGTGGGAGGAGCTGGGTATGGGGTAGCTAATACAACACCTCCCCCTACTAAATCAGCATCAGAAAAAAAAGCTATGATGGAAAGTATTATGGGTGATATGAGAAGAGGACAAGATACTCTTTCATTCAACTCAGCTGATGCCAGAGGAGCTTCTATGAATCAAACAACAATGCAAGTCCCTTCAGGAGCTATGCCTGGGGGAGATTTACCATCTGGTAATGTAGGTCTTGATATGATTATGGGATTAATGAAAGGAGGTAAGTAATGGCAATTCTTTTAGGTAGAAAATTTCCAATAGATACTCAACCTGCTAAAGCAGTTGGGGTAGCTCTACCTTTTAATGCGCCTGGTGTCTTTACATCCAATTATACTACCTCTAAGCAACTTCAATCTAATCTTATAAATTTTTTTTTAACTAATAGAGGGGAAAGAGTACTAGATCCTACTTACGGAGCTAATTTAAGAGCCACTATTTTTGAACAAATAACACAAGGTAATTTAGATGCCTTAAAATCTAAAATAGAAACAGATCTAACTACTAATTTTCCTGATGTTAGATTAGCTAATTTAGAAGTTTTAGGTAATGAAGATTTGAATGCAGTTCAAGTTAATATAACCTATACAGTTGTGCTTTCCGGAGAAACTAATACAGTTAGTTTAAACTTTAACCAATAATGGCTGAAAATAAAAATATAAACTATCTAGCAAAAGATTTTACAGTTCTAAAGCAACAGCTTATAGATTATGCTAGAACATACTTCCCAAATACTTACAACGACTTTACTCCTTCATCTCCAGGTACCATGTTTATTGACATGGCTGCCTATGTAGGTGATATTTTATCTTTCTATTTAGATAACCAAATCCAGGAGAACTTCTTGCAATATGCTAGGGAAGAGTCAAATCTACTTACTTTAGCTTATATGCTAGGTTACAAACCTAAAGTAACCAGCCCAGCTGGGGTTGAACTTACATTTTACCAACAAGTACCAGCTAAATTATCAGGCAGTGTAACTGTACCTGATTTTGATTATGCTTTAAAGCTAGTTGAGAATGCTGCTATTGGTTCCACCTTAACAGGTACTCCTTCATTCCTAGTACAAGACACAGTTGATTTTTCTTTTTCTAGTTCATTTGATCCTACAGTTGTAAATGTTTATCAGATTACTAACAACCAACCTAGTAAATATCTTTTAACTAAGACTAGAAAAGCTATCTCAGCTACTATTAACACTACTACATTTACTTTTGGTTCCCCACAACAGTTCCCAACAGTAGAAATAAATGATGCCAACATTATTAAAGTGTTAGACATTACTGATAGTCAAGGTAATGTTTGGTATGAGGTTGATTATTTAGGGCAAGAGACAGTTTATGAGTCTCTACAAAACACTAATACAAACGACCCTAACTTTTCGGCTGATCAATCTCAAGTACCTTATTTACTTCAGTTAAAAACTGTACCTAGAAGATTTGTAACTCGTTTTAAAGATTCAGATACTCTACAACTTCAGTTTGGTGCTGGCACTGTAGCAGATTTTGATGAGCAAATTACCCCCAACCCAGATAATGTGGGTATAGGTTTACCTTATGGTCAAGATAAGCTTAATGTAGCTTACTCTCCTAATAACTTCATGTTCACAGATAGCTATGGTATAGCTCCATCTAATACCACTTTAACCGTTAGATATTTAACGGGTGGCGGCGTTAGTGCAAACGTGCAAGTAGGCGCTTTAAACACGTTATCTAACGGTAACCTAAATTTCTTACAATCAAATCTAAACGCAGTTACTGCTCAAGATATTTTTGATTCATTCGCAGTTGATAATTTAGTTGCTGCTTCTGGAGGTGGGGATGGAGACTCGATTGAAGAAATAAGGCAAAACTCTATGGCTCAATTCAGTTCACAACTTAGAACTGTAACCCAAGATGACTATTTAGTTAGAGCTTTAAGTTTACCTTCGGAGTATGGTCAAATAGCTAAAGTTTATACTACTTCTCAAAAAGCTAGTGAAATAACAGCCACTGAAAAGATTACTTCATTAGATTTATATGCCTTAGCGTATAATAATCAAAAACAATTAGAGATACCTTCATTAGCTCTTAAAAACAACCTTAAAACCTATTTATCTCAGTATCGCATGATAAATGATACTGTAAGTATTAAGAATGGTTTTATAATCAATATTGGGGCTAATTTTGATATAATTGTACTCCCTAATTTTAACTCAAATGAAGTCATAGCAGCTTGTATAATTGCTTTACAAGCTTACTTCAATATAGATAACTGGCAGTTTAATCAACCTATTATTTTAAGAGATTTATATAATATCTTAGACAGAGTACCAGGTGTCCAAACTGTTAAAAACATTGAAATAGTAAATAAAGCAGGTACTAACCTAGGCTACTCCCAATTTGGATATGATATACAAGGTGCCACAATTAATAATATAATTTATCCTTCAATTGATCCTTCAATCTTTGAAGTAAAATATCCAAATAATGATATAATTGGTCGTGTAGTAACTTTCTAAAGGGTATATTTATAAATAAACCATGGGACTACTAGACAAATTAATTAATGGTGATTCTAACATATCCCTTAAAGGGTTAGACCCTATTAATGCGGCTCAAATCCCATTAGATAAAACATTCGATCGTACTAACTTAGATATGGAAAATCCCCTACCTTCAGGGGGTCCTATAACTACTGGATTACCTTATACTGCAACTATTGGACAAGAACAAGTATTTTTCCCTGGTCAAACTTTTACCTCTAAAAATACTTACATTGATTATGTAAACTCTAGAGGATTATCACCTGCTGGTTCTTTACCTAGAGTAGTAGGAAGACCAAGTGAAGGAGCTATTGGTGGATCTGGTAGACGAGGAGGTTAAAATAAAAAGAAATGGCAGTATATAAGATATTCCCTACCCAAGATGCTACTTTATACTCGGCTTATCCCAGTATGAATACTGGTATTGACGAGATAATAGAGGCTACTACTAACTTTAAAACTGGGAGTTTACAGATAAATGGAGACTTACCTCAAGTTTCTAGATTCCTAATTCAGTTTAACCCAAGTGATTTAAACTATGTTTCCTCTAGTTTAATTGGCACCTCTAGTTGGGATGCTAATTTAAGAGTATTTGTAGCTAATGTTGAAGGTATTGAAACAGACACTGTAGTTTTAACCAACGCTGTATCACAGTCTTGGAATATGGGTACAGGAAAATTCTTAAGTGATCCTGAAATTACAAATGGTGTTTCTTGGATTTGGAGGAATGAATCGGGTAGTCAAAAGTGGTTAACCTCAAGTTTTGGGATTGGTTCTACAGGTTCTTATAGTCCTATTAATACCCCAGGTGGGGGTGTTTGGTGGACTGGTAGCCAAGCTAGTCAGACTTTCTCTTATAGATCAGATCTTGATTTAAATTTTGGAGTTAAAGGAATTGTAGAAAAATGGAATAGTGGTTCTTGGAATAATTATGGGTTCATTGTTAGGCAAGATCCTTCACAAGAATTTATAGCTTTACCTAATAACCAAATTACTCTAAAGTATTTCTCAGTAGATACTCATACTATTTATCCTCCTTGCTTAGAATTT